AAGGGATAGTTTAACTTCCCGTGAACCTGCTATCGATGATGACCTCATCTCATTCCTGTTCAGCATGTTCCCCGATAAGCTCCCGGATCATCTTCAGTCTGAGCGAGAGATCGCCTACCTGATCGGTCAGCAGAGCGTCATCAAGCTTCTCCGATCCATGAACACCCGACAAAAGGAACAGACCGACTGATGTGTCTCGGTAGCCGCCAGCAGTCACCGCCGCCCCCGGCGCCCCCCGTCCCCGCCCCTCCCCCGCCCAATGATGCGCCCGTTGCGCCGATCTTGAACGACAAGAACAAGGAGAGCACGAACGCAAACAGCGTCGTCGCGGGGCAGCGTCGGGGCGTTCGAGCCCTCACCATTGACATGAACACGGCCGGCAGCTCCGGCCTCGCGATCCCGAGGTAAGACCCTGTCCCCCACGAAGGGGGTGGCCGCAGAGCGTTACGAGGCCCTCCAAGGAGCCCGTGAGGTGTTCCTTCGAAGGGCCCGTGACGCCTCCACCCTGACAATCCCTTACTTGATCCCGCCCCTCGGGTTCAATGCCTCCATGTCCCTTCCGACGCCCTACCAGTCGTTGGGCGCTCGTGGTGTGCGAAACTTGGCCTCGAAGCTCTTGCTCGCCTTGTTCCCCACGAACACGACCTTCTTCAAATACGAGATCGATGACTTCCTCCTGGAGAGGCTGAGTCAGCAATCCAAGGTCGCCCGCGGTGACTTCGAGGTCGCCATGAACCGCCGTGAGCGGGCCATCATGACGCAGATCAACAAGGCTCTGCTGCGTGTCGCCGCATCGGTCGGCCTCGTTCACCTCATCGTCGCTGGCAACTTCCTGCTGCACTGCCCGAAGAAGGGCCGAGCGCGAGGCTTCCGACTGGACCAATACGTGGTTCGGCGAGACCCTGAAGGGACCGTCCTCGAGATCATCGTCAAAGAGCCCCTGAACATCCACACGTTGCCCCGAGGTGTCCGTGAGGCAATCGGGAGGGAGGAGGTCGGAAACGACAAGGGCGAGCGTGAGGACGATAAAGACGACCACACAGGTCCCGGTGAGAAGACCACGCACCTCTACACCCGCATCTACCTGGGTGATGACGAGATGTGGCACATCTACCAGGAGTGCGAAGGCATCGTCATCCCCGACTCTGAAGGCACATACCCCAAGGACTACTGCGAGTGGCTCCCGCTCCGGTGGTCCGCCCAGCCCTGTGAGGACTATGGGCGTGGCTACGTCGAGGAGTTCCTCGGCGACCTAGACAGCCTCGAAGGGCTCTCTGAGACCCTCGTCGAGGGCATTGCCGCCGTGGCGCGTGTCCTCTTCCTCGTGAAGCCCAACGGCGTCACGCGCATCCAGGTTGTCTCCAAGGCCCGCAACGGGGACGTCCGCGCCGGCAACGCCGAGGACGTGACTGTCGTCCAGGCGGCCCATAAGTCAGCCGACTTCCAGACCGCGCAGAAACAAGCCGAGACGATAGCGACGCGGCTGTCCTACGCCTTCATGCTGAACTCGACCGTCCAACGCAATGCCGAGCGCGTTACCGCCGAAGAAATCCGCTATGTCGCGGGTGAACTCGATGACGCCCTTGGTGGCCTCTACACGCTCCTTGCGGCCGAGTTCCAACTGCCTGTCGTGCTCCTCTATGAGCGCCGGATGCAGGAGGACCGTAGCGTCCCCGCGCTGCCCAAGAATGTCGCCGAGCCAACCATCACGACAGGTCTCGAGGCCATCGGGCGGGGCAATGACCTCCACGCTATGAAGGCATGGGTGACAGACGTCCTCCAGACGGTTGGGCCCGATACCGCGTTCAAATACATCTCCCCCTCGGAGTTCCTCAAACGATCCGCTGCGGCTTACGGCGTGGACACCACCGACCTCATGAGGTCCGAGGAAGAGGTCCAACAGGCCGAACAGGCTCAGCAGATGCAGGAGATGGCCGCCAAGCTCGGTCCCCAGGCCATATCGGCCGCCGGCGGGATCGCTCAGACGGCCATGCAGCAGAACTCCCCTCAGGAAAAGCAAGGATAATTTGTGGCACGTTCTCCCAATTCTGTTGCTGGCGTTGAAGCCGCTGGCGACCCCTCCGTCCGCACCCTCAACAATGCAGTCATTGCAACGGCCGCTGGCGCTCCCGCAGTCGTCGATCCGGCTGACCTTCCCCTTCCAGCAGCCCTACCCCAAGGCGGGGCTCCCGCAATGAACATCCCGGTGGCCGAGAGGGCTGTCGCTGGTGGCCCCGGAACGGTCATGTGGCGCGACCAGAGTGGCGCCGAACTTATGGTGAAGACCAACTGATGGCTGAAGTCACGTTCAACGTCGACCCCCACGCGGACGCCCCGACCCTTCAACAGCAGTCGGACGCCCAGGACAAGGCCGCCGCCGAGAAGGCCGCCGCGGCCAGTGCGGCTTCCTCTGATCGGCCCGACTGGCTCCCCACGCAATTCAAGTCGATCGATGATTATGTCAAGTCGGCCACGGACACGCGCGCCGAGCTGACCCGCGCCCAGCAGCGATTGGCCGAACTGGAGAAGGGCGAGAAGCCCTCCACCTCCCCGGACACCGTCGAGGGCGCCCCCGAGGTCACTCCCAACGACCCGGACAAGGCCGCCGCCGAGGCCGTCAAGGCCGCCGGGCTGGACGTGTCGAAGTTCGCCGAGGAGTTCAGCACCACGGGTGATGTGGCCGAGGAGAACCGTGCGGCCATCGCCAAGGCCCTCGAAGGACAGTTCGGCGACAAGGCGCGCGCCCTCGTTGACCAGTATATCGAGGGCTCCAAGGCCACCGTCACGAACCTCCGCAACGCTGCCTTCAACGAGGCTGGTGGCGAAGAGTCCTACGGCAAGATGACCGAGTGGGCCAAGGCCAGTCTGAAGCCCGCCGAGATCGCTGCCTACAACAAGGCTGTTGACTCGGGTGACGCCAACTCGATGCTGCTGGCGATCCGTGGTCTCCGTTCGTCTTACGAGAAGGCCAATGGCAGGTCCCCCAACCTGCTCAAGGGTGAGAATGTGTCCACCGCGGGCAGTGTCCAGCCGTTCATGTCCGTCCACGAGCAGACCCAGGCGATCAACGACCCCCGCTACAAGAAGGACCCGGATTACCGCGCCGCTGTCCTCAAGCGGATGCTCGCAGGTTGACGCCCACGACCCTGAGCCAGGATGGCATCGCCCTCATTGCCAACTCTGAGGGCCGCCGTCTCACGGCCTACAAATGCCCTGCGGGAGTCTGGACGGTCGGTTACGGCCACACCAGCGCGCAGGGCTCTCCCGAGGTCTATCCGGGCCTCACGATCACGAAGGAAGAGGCCGACGAAATCCTCTTCCGGGACATTCACACCACCACGCAGACCATTGCCGAGCACGTCAAGGTCCGCCTCACGCAGTCACAGTTCGACGCGCTGGTGTCCTTCATCTACAACGTGGGCGCGAAGAGGTTCATCAAGTCCACGCTTCTCAAGAAGCTGAACGAAGGTGACTACGCCGCCATCCCGTCGCAGTTGGCCAGATGGGTCTACTCGAGGGGCAAGGTGTCAAAGGGCCTCGTCAACCGCAGACAGGCCGAAGCGGATATGTGGATTGCCGGTATGCCGGAGTCCAAGCGTCCCGACGCGATCCCCCAGGTGGTCACTGAAGGCCACAACAGGCCCATTACGTCCACCTCGCATGTCACCGCCGCGGGCGTTGGGTCCGCCGCAACGGGCCTTTGGTCATCCCTGCCCGATCTGGCGCACTACCTCCACGATCCGGTCCTTTGGCACCATGCCATTGTCGTGGTGATCGGCCTCACCCTCTTCGGGCTGGGGATCGTTGCGGACCGGTATATCCTCCACCCCGTCAATCACAGTGAAACCCCAGAGGAGACTTCCCCCAGTGAATGAGTTCTGGACCAAGAACAAGACCAAGATCGTTGCCGTCACCGGCGCCACCCTACTGGCCCTTGGTGGCTACCTGACGGGCACCGTCGACCTCGCGGCGGCCGTGACGTCCATTGTCAACGCCATCGCCAGTTGATCCGCCGCATCATCATCGGGCAGGTGATTAACCGGATCGTTTCATTTCTGCTCTCCATTGGGGTCCCGAAATCGATCATCCCCGATGTGAAGCCTTCTCCGGTCGAGTGGCCGCAGAAGTATGACGAAACCCCTTTGACTGAGAAAAAGTAGTTCATGGGGCTTTGGCAGTTGAGCCAGCGTAGCAAATCAACTGCCCCTTTCTCTTTCTCTTCGTGAATGTTGCCGTGCATGTGCGCCCCTTCTTAGGGGGCAAGCAGGACTAACAGGACCACACAACAAGCTCGCTTGGCTCAGTCTCGCGTCCCCGAGGGGATACCCGCACTGAATTACCTCGATAGCTCGCGTGGAGGCCCGTTGGACCGATCGCTCCAACGATCCACAACACACGAGAGAAACCACACAAGTGACTATCGCTGATCCGACCACCGTCTCCCGCCTCGGCCAAATCAATGGCGCGGGTGACGCCCTCGCTCTCTTCCTCAAGGTCTTCTCCGGCGAGGTCTTCGCCCAGTTCGAGAAGGATACGCAGTTCAAGGACCGACACTTCGTCCGCTCGATCAAGTCG